GCAGCCGAATTTGAAAAACTGTTGATCGAGTAATTTGTTATATTTTTAACAATATCAATATCTGTTATTCTACTGTTATTGAATGATGAACCATCATATAAATAATTACCATTTGAATCATAAAAATTTGCAACGAAAAAGTTATTTATTTGGATTTTTATATTAAAAAGAGCATTGTATTTTGATTTTAAATTTGAATATTCTGTAGATGTAAAATATACATTAACAATCTGTTGTATTTTACTAAAAAGTGTTGTTAAACTAATTGTTTGATTAATTGTTTTTAAATATGATGTTAGTTCACGATAACAACGATATAAAAAGTTCATTATAGTTTTAAAATTTGTGTATTGTATTTGTAAATTACTTATGTTATTCTGATCACTTGAATTAAATGTTGATATAAAGTTTGGATTAGGAATATTAACGGATGGAATTATAACTTTTAAATACATTTTACTTACCAAATCGCCAACTCTGTCTAATGTACATGATATTGTATTATTAAAATTTTTAGTTCCACTAAAAGTTTGTTCAATATTTTCTATCGCAAAATTTGTATATCTTCTGTATACAATTTTAAAAAATGTTATTTGAGGCATGCCAGTTAAGAATACATCGGCTGCGCCATAGGCTACAATTTGTATTAAACCTCCTGTCATTATAATATAATAATATAATATTATTATTATATATATTAAATCGAAGGGATGAACTCCCAGTTTAAATGATTACATATTTTTTTCCAAATTACATCCATATCCTTTATTTTCTGGTCTGATTTTAATAAATGGATAAATTGTAAGATATAATCTAACTCAATTAATTCACATAGTTTATAAATAATATATGAATAACTAATTAAATTTTTTCTTACATTCGGTTTGTAAATCTTAAATGGCTCTTGAACTTCTCTAAACATTTGACGTAATTTTTCCTCTTTATCACGCGCGATTTGTGGTGGTTCCTTTCCTGTAGTTTTAAATATAATATATGGTATATCATCATAATATTTATTTAATGATAATTTACGTAATATTTCACGCATATAATAAGGTGTTATATTTTTAGTATCATTTTTTAAATCATATTTATTAATTTCTTTTTTAATTTTTTCACATATTTCTTCAGATAATTCAATAACTTCTTTTCCTTGAATTTTATTTAACCATTCATTAAAATGATTCATTGTTTTATAAGCAACATATGTTTTTGTATCATTACATTCTTCCTTGTAATTGGGTATATCACTCTCTACAAGAATCATTTCACTTGCTCCACATATTTTACATACCATTAATCCATTGTGTAAATCTAATATCATTTCGTCATTACATGCTTCACATTTTTTATAAACATTATCAAATTTATTTTTCTTTTTATTTGACTTAATAACTGTGTCTTTGTCAACTTTCGATAAATATTGATTCAATAAATTAAATTTATCATTCGCATCATCTTCATAATCCATTAATATATCAAACACTTCATGATAATAATCATATTCATCATATAACGATAATTGTTGAATTTGAGATTTAAGTTCTTGACTCTTTAGATTAATTAAATTTTTTTCAGAAACATTTGTAATTATTTTTAATTGATCATCTAGTTTGGTGATCTCTTTTTGTATTTCTTCTATTTTTAATTTATTATTATTTAAATCACTTGTAATTTCTTCATGTCTGGTAGCAAGGTTTGATTTAACTGGTTGTTTCTTAATTGATTGCAAAATTGAATGATATTTAGAGTTCTTGTTTTTAAACATATAATATATAAATAAAAGAGGCTCTATATAAAATAGTATAGTTTTTTAATTCGAATTAATTCTTTTATTGAATATTTTTTTTCTATATAATTATTATATATATATTCAAATGGGTGGCGGTTTAATGCAATTAGTAGCTTACGGCGCACAAGATGTTTACCTCACAGGTAATCCCCAAATCACATTCTTCAAGGTTGTCTATCGCAGACACACCAACTTTGCCATGGAATCCATCGAACAAACATTCAACGGAACAGGAGCCTTTGGTAACAAAGTCCAATGCCCCGTTGTCCGTAACGGAGATTTAATCACAAAGATGTACCTCAGAACAACTGTTTCTACAGGAAACACCTCAACATTAGCATCAACATCAACATACTACAACGCAAAATGGGCATGGTGCACATCTCTCGGACACGCACTCATCTCATCAGTTGAACTCGAAATCGGAGGAACCCGTATCGACAAACACTGGGGTGAATGGTTAACCATCTGGAATGAACTCAGCAGAAAGATCGGACAAGACCGCGGATACAACACCATGATCGGAAACGTACCCGCATTAACAGTTCTCGATTACCAACACCCTGCATACACCATGTGGGTTCCCCTCAAGTTCTTCTTCTGCAGATTCGATGGATTAGCACTTCCCTTAATCGCTCTCCAATACCACGAAGTCCGTATCAACTTCGAATTCGTCACAGTTGACCAATGCTTAGTAATGGAAAACGTATCAGGCGGAACAGGAAAGGGATTAGCAACAGCACTCGGACTCACACTCTCCGACTGCTCTCTCTACGTAGACTACATCTACCTCGATTCTGAAGAACGCAAACGCTTCGCCCAAGCCTCCCACGAATACCTCATTGAAGCCCTCCAATTCCCTGGATCAGAATCAATCACTGGTGTCAACTCCAAATTCAGATTAAACTTAAACCACCCCTGCAAATTCTTAGTCTGGACCAACAAGCTCGGACGTTACACCAATGGTAACACAGTATTAGCATACCACCCAACTGACACATATGCCACACAACTCGCAGCAACAAAACGCTTCGTTCTCAGATACGCCGCATACAACACAGTCTCAAAAACTGTATCTACAAACGCATATGGACAAGTCCAACCTGTTGCCGGCAGCGCATCAACAACATCATTATTCAATAAGATTAACCCCGTAGCAATCTCTCAATCTGGAACAAGCGGTGCACAAGGTGATATTGATAACATCACAATCCTCGGAGAACTCTTACCCCTTGACCTTGTATCACAAACAGTTTCAGCATTTACAGGAACAATCACCGTTGTATTTGCGTCAGGAAGTGTCTCATGGACTGTACCCACCCCAGATACCAACCTTACAGGAGATGGTGTCGTAGCAAAAGACATTATCCTCTACCAATGGGATAACTTCGGTAACCAACTTGACGGAACAGAAAACTCCACTCAACAAGCCTTACTCCAACTCAACGGACAAGACCGTTTCTCCCAACGTGAAGGAACCTACTTCAACTATGTCCAACCTTGGCAACACTTCAGCAACACACCCAACGATGGTGTCAATTGCTACTCTTTCGCCCTCAACCCCGAAGAACACCAACCCTCCGGAACATGCAACTTCTCCCGTATCGACAATGCAACACTCTCCATCACATTCGGACGTGTCGCAGCATTCACAGGAGCAGTCACCGCCGGATCAGTTGAAACAAACTACCTCACTAACTACCTCAACTCTGGATCATCAACATCCAACTTCAACGTCTGGGCAGTTAACTACAACGTCTTACGTGTCATGAGTGGCATGGCGGGACTTGCCTATTCAAATTAGAAAGGGTATTATTATTATTTTCAGATTTGGGATTTTTCCCAAAGCCTGACAAAAATTGAAAGAAAAATAAACTAACTTAAAGACATATTATTTATATATAATATATACATAATGTCTCTCTCAAATCGTACCAAAACCAACGTAAAAGTTGAAGAAAAAATAGAAATTAAAAAAACTGTTCCAATAATTGAAAAAAAAGTTGTTGAAAAAATTGTTCCAATAACAAGAAAATACATTGAAAAAGTTATTGTTGGTGAAAAAGAAGAAATTGAAATCAAAACAAAAATTACAAATAAAAAAATTACAACAATCACTCATAAAGATATTGAATTCAAAGATAAAAAATATACTGTTTGTTATACAAGTTTTAATGATGAAGATATTTTATTTGTAATTGATTTTAATAAAAAAGAACAAGTAATATACAAAAAATGGCATAAAGTTAATTCAGGTGATTATATAGCAAATACATATTATGAAGATGATGAATATAAAATGAAACGAGATTTATATTTACATAATTTAATAATGAATAAATTAACATTTGATGGAAAAGGACAACATCATTCAATTGATCATATTAATAGAATAGGTCGTGACAATCGTACAGAAAACTTACGTGAATTAACGCAAAGTCATCAAAACATAAATCAAAAAAAGAAAGAGAGAAATATTGAATTACCTATTGATTGTGGAATTAATCCCCAAGATATTCCTAAAAATATTTATTATAGAAAACCAGAAGGTCTTCATGGAGATAGATTCTATATTGATATTAAATTTACGGAAAATCCATTTAAATGGTATTCAACAAGTTCAAAAAATATTGATTTAAAAACAAAATTACAACATGCAATTTTAAAATTAAAAGAATTTAAAACAAACAATCCTGAATATGCTGAAATATTAGATATTGTAGATAATGTTAAACAACGTAATGAACTAATTGTATCATTCAACGTAATCCTCATGAAATCCGGCTTTCCCCAACAAATCATAGACAAAAACTTGGCACCCCTAGAAAAAGTCCCAGAAGAAAAAATAAATATTGAAGCAGAAAATTTAGCAAAACAATTAATAGACATTGGATTAAAAGGCATTAAAACCAGTTTACCTCCAGACTGTGGAGTAACACAAGACATGATCCCAAAACATTGCTACTATAAACCAGAAACAGAAAAACGTGGCGGTAAATTCATTATAGAAAGACATCCCGTTCTTGTAGCAAAAGGTGTTAGACAATGGGCAACAACAGAAAGTAAAAGTAAAACGATTAAAGAAAAATTTGATTTATTAATAGAGAAATATAATGATTTGGAAAAATAATATTTAGATAATATATAAATATAAATGAAAAGATTAGATAATTATGTTAAAATGATTGGGGGGGTAGCGACTGCAGAGTATACAGCTGTAGCATCAGCATATGCTAATTTAATAGATGAAATAGCATCAGCTTTTAGAATAGTACTACCAGCCGCACTAGCGGCTGGTGCAACTATTGCTGAAATTAGAGTAAGATCATTCGGAGTACAAACAGCAGTAGCAGCAGCAGCAGCACCAGCAGGAATAGATCCCGGGTATGCTCCTGCTATTAGAGCTCTTGCAGACCGCGCATTATTAGTAATACAATCAGCAGAAGCAGCATCAGCAGCACTAGCAGCACCAGCACCAGCAGCAACAGCAACAATAACCGCAACTACTGTTAATGCTGCTGCTGCTGATGTTGCTGCTGCTGCTGCTGATGTTGCTGCTGCTGCTGCTGGTGCTGCTGCTGCTGCACCAAGGGCTGGGCAAATTGTTGCTGCTGCTGCTGATGCAGCAGCAACAGTAGCAGAAGCAACACTCGCCGGAACAGCTGAAGTTAACGCAGCAGCACCAGCACCAGCACCAGCACCAGCACCAGCACCAGCACCCATCCCCCAAGCCGTATACTACGACTCTGGTCCTGCCGAACCAACTTCATTTAATGTTTCTGTTTATAGAACAAAGGATGGAAAAGATTCATTTGTCGGTACTAGACCAGCCTATCCATCAACATCAGTTAAATCAATCCTTGATGGTCTCAAACAATCAGGTGAAACAGTTATCGTATCATCTGGAGAACAATTTGTTAAATCATTAAATGGTAAGGAAACATATTCAACTTTAGGTAATTTACACTTAAAGTATGAATCTGTTAAATTTTTTGTTTTATAAATTTTATATATATATAATTTATATAATGAATCGATTAAGTGAATATATATCTATGTTGAAAGGGGGTGATCCGATTACACCAGAAGAAGCTGCTGCAGCAGTAGCAGTAGCGTTTGGAATAGGAGCAGAACCTACAGCACAAATTCCTTCATCACCAATATCATACCCTCAAATACCAATAGATCAAGAATTACCACCACAACAAGCTCCCCAATTAAATCCTCACATGGTTCATGCATTTTATGAAGAATTAAATAAACGTTATGCCAATAATATTCCCCAACAATCAAGAACATATACTCAATCACATATAACTGAACCAGTTAAGGAGTCATATATTCCATACAAAAGAGATTCTTTTATCTTATATGATAAACCAGCTACATACAATATATTCATATATAAATCAATGAATGGTAGAGATATGTATATTGGTTCTACTACTGCTCATTCATCTCATACTATTAAACAAATATTAGACAATTTTAAAGTATCTGGTAAAGTATGTATAGTTTCATATGAAACTCAAATTGTAACATCATTAAATCATCAAGATTTTGATATTACTTTAGATTTACTACATTTACAATTTCCAAAGATTAAGTTATATATTTTATAATTAGTTTAAATAATAATTTAAAGATATATTTAGATTGTATAATATGTCTGATACCGTTGATTACTTAGATGAAGACCCGACAATATCTACTCAAAAATACTGTGTAGTCAGTGTTTTAACTCCTAAAAACTTTAAAGACTTTGATAATAAAAGTACTATGTCTACATTCAAAGTTAGAGGTTCTTATGAAACAATTGAAGAAGCACAAACAAGAATTAAATTTTTAAATTCTCTTGATCCAAATGTTAATATCTATTTAGCAGAAGTTGGTAAATGGTGCCCATTTGATGATGACCCTGAAAAAGCCAAAGATGCCGTTTATCAAAATGAGGAATTAAATAGATTGATGAAAGGTTATAAAGAAAACCAAGAAAAGGCAAAGGAACATTTTGAACAAAGAAAAGCAGAAATGGTATCAAGTGCATTAAAAGATACAAAGGAAAAGAAGGAAAAATTAAAGGAAGAAGAATCAAAGAAAAAGGAAGAAGCATTGCGCATGGAAGATTCAATTAAAGAAAAGGAAAAAGAAGTTATAGAAAAAGAAGAAAAGGTTGTTGAAGGTAAGAAAGTTGTAGAAAAGAAGAAAGAAGAAATCCAAACAAAGGAAGAAAAAGTAAGAAAATTAAATGACGACTTAGCAGCAGCACAAAAGAAGTTTGAAATGTTAAAGAAAGCAACAAAGGAAAAAGTTAATGGTTCAAGTTAATGGATCAAGTTAATGGATAAAAATAATTTAAAATATAAATATATATTTTAAAATATGGACGTTGGAACTATTTCTAATATACTTTTAGTTATTGCAATTGTATTTATTGCTATTGGAGTAACACGTGCTGAACAATTATCAAAACCTCAAAAGGAAATAATTAGATACATACCAAGAACTCTGGAAGAAGAACAAAAAGAACCTGTTAAAGCTGAAAAATTATTTAAAACAATGTTTGAACAACAAACTCCATGGATTGGTTCATTTAATAATAATAATATTGTGGATAGACGTAAATTAGATAAGGGTAGAGGGTTATTAAAACCATAAAAACTTATAATTTTATTATCGTGTTACTTTAACAACAACATTTGATTTTCTTCTCATCATATAATCATTTATATCAAATATATTCATCTTCTTACTATGTAATGGATCGTAATTATTACTATGGAATTCTGTAAAACGGTTATTACCAAAAGGAAATCTTTCAACATTATTTGCCTTAAAATAAAATATTCTTTCTTTTAAATCAATAGATCTAGAACTATTGTCGATAACCATACAACCATAGTTTTGTGTCATCTGTAAGAACACACTTTCAAATAATTCGAAGGTGGGAAACATACCAGCATAATGTTCGTATAATTTCTTGCGATTCATTCTTATGTCTTCGGCTAATAAAAATATAAAGTTAAATTGTGATCTATATTCAGGTAAAATACCTAAAGAATATTGCATACTTAATATATATGTTATATGTCTGTGTCTCCCTTCGTTCATGATAGATAAGAAATTAGAATCTTCTGCCCATTGCTTTTTAGCACTCATACAATCATCCATTATGAAAAGAACACGTGTATCTAACTTTTTCTTACCATCTTTAATTCTTTTGTTATTTTTTTCTATTATTAAATCTTGACGTTTTAATAATTTTTCCATAATTTCTGGTTTATAATCATGGTGAATAAATGTTGTTGGGAATACACTATCATAAAATTTGTTTAATCTATCTGTAGGTGCTATAATAACTCCAGCAGGAATATCATTCATTTTTTTCATAATCTCTCTAATAACCCATGATTTACCACTGTTTGATTTAGCAATGATGCAAATACGAGGATTTAAAAATGAATGATCATCCTTATGAATTAAATGATCCAAATTAAATCTTTCAATCGGTAATATTTGTCCATTTACATTTAATGATGCCATTTTATAATATATATATTATAAAAAAAATCTAGATTAAAAAAAAATTGATCTATCGCGTCGCTCACACCACTTTTAATTTTATTTGTAAATCAAATTAAAATTGTCCCATATCAGTGAAGATTTCTTGTGTTGATACATTCATTTTCATAAATTTACTATCAATATAGTACACAATCATAAAAATTAATAAGAATACCATTAATGATGTTCTCAATGATACTGATTTTTTATCATCATATATGCTTTCGATATATTGAAATAATGTTATTAATGTAAAGCCAATGAATCCATCTAAAAGAGGATTATCAAAATCTAATTTATTAAAAATTTGTTCCATATAATATATAATAATTTTTTTTTACTAAATTAATTTAATAATTTCTAAAATTAAAAATATTTTTATTACTCTTTGAATCATTTGAATTTTCAGAAATTGTATTTAATTCTGCTTTCTTTTTTGCCATATTACTAAACTCTTCTTCGACATGTCCGTCCTGTTTATGATATGGTTGACTGGTTTCACTATTGTTACGATGAGGAGGCATCATTTGATTTGTTACCGCGGTATTTTGTTCAGCAGGTATAATTATTGTTGGAACTCTAGGAGCACTTACTCCATGTTGATTACCTCCTTGTTGACCTGTTCTCTCTGTCAATGGTATTGGCTTAACAGATGGTGATGAAAGAGATGCTTTCTTTTGTTGTTCATATATTTCTTTTAATGACATTGGAGGAGGTGATTGAACAACATTTCCTCCAATTTGTTGTTGAGCTTGTTCATTTTTAACTAAATTATATTGATTATTATTACTTTCTGTATTAATTAATGGTTTAATATGTTTATTATCATTTGTTTCAGATACAATTCCTAAATATTTTTTAAGAATCATTTTTAATGGTAACATTTTTCTAATTGCTTCTTCAATTGCTTCTTTTATTAATTTATGTGCTTTTAATTGATTTCTCTTATATTCTAATGCTGGTACATTATGGAAAAATAAAAATGGATAATTATAAAATGTCTTTGCTACTTCAATGTAAACATTATGAATAAATTTGTTGTAATTTAAATCTATATTAAATTCATTTAATAATTTTTGTTTTTCATGAACATCGGTATTTGTTAATAATATTATATTTGATTGAATTACTGCCTTAATCAAATCATCTAATATATCTGAATTTGGTATTACTGTTTTTATTCTTGATGCTTCCGCAACTATCATTGGTTCAGTCCATGTTGGAATCTTTGCTAAAAAACCTTGAAACAATTTTAATTCTTCACCTTCTTTACCTATTTTCTTAACTTCTAAATAAATAGAATTTATTCCTTCGTAAATTGCTGGTGTTAACATATTAACAAGTTGAATTGTATATTCTTTTTTTATCTCAGTTAAATAACTCGAATTGGCCATAATATAATATATAATATTATATTATTTCATTACAAACAAAATTATACTTTTTTTAGAATTGTTTACTAGAGTTTCCTCCTCTTGTTCCAAGTAATTCATATTGGTTGCTTGAGTAGCATCTGCATCCAGGTTGTGCTACACCATCTCCCATACATGTTACATTAGACGTTCTGTATTTTCTTCCTACACCAACATCTGACCATTTAACAGGATCATTTGATTTAAAGTTAGTCATTATTCCTTCCTTCCAATAATGACCGCAGCATTTTTGTGAGCATTGTGATTTACTTAATGGTGTCTTTAAATCATATGAGTCCTTGACGGAATATAATTTATTTACATCTCTAACATTAGTATATTTTTCTATATTTTTTGATGATCCAACTTTCTTTGCGATTGATACAACTTTTCCAGCGACTGGTTTTGGTGATGATACGACAGTTGATGCAACACTTGATGCTGGGCTTGATACAACTGATTCATCATCGGAATAAGATGCTGGAGGGTCTAAGTATGGAACACCAGCAGCTTTTAAGTCAACAGCAGGTCTATTCTTTCTATTTAATTCATCGGCTTCAGTTGATTCTGGAGAAGATGAAGGTACTGATTGAGAATAAGATTCAGATACTTCATATTTTTCTTTAACTGGACGTTGAGATTGAACAAATAAATAATATACTACGGCTACAGCAACGATTAACATTAATATTTCGAAAGATCCACCTCCTAATTGATTTTTTACTAATCTATATGACATATTTATAATATTTATAAATATATTATTTTTAATCCAATACTAATTAATTTTTGGTTCTATAGGTTTTAATTCAATAACTAACTTATCTATAACGTAATTACCTGATTTATCTAATTTTCTTGGTATATATTCAACATAAATTTGATCATCTAAATATTTTTTTAAAATTTTGTTAAATTCATTTATATATTTAAAATCAACCATTACCTTTGTATAAAATTTATCTGTTTTTAAATAATCAATACCATATTTATCAATCGCATCTCTTTGTATATCAAATACGTCACCTGATATTTTCATAGCCTCATCCTCATTTATATTAATTTTTTCATCACCAGTTTTTGAATGAATTATATACATTCCTTCAGGTGTAATAACCATTGAACCTTGAGTATCTCCTGAATTATAATGTTGGATAAAATGTAATATATCACTTGTTGATGGAAATTCATATAATATTCCTTGTGAGGCTCTTGCGCCCGGATAAGGTGTTGGAGGATGAGTATGAAACATAAATTCATAATCAAGAGCATCAATCATATTTTGAGGTAATAAAATTTCTGGATCATCTTTATCTTGTCTATTTGTTTGTGCACTTATTAAAACTTTTTCTAAATTATGTTTGTTAAAATCTAATAAACCAGAATGTTCTGAATATCTTAAGTTTTTTGATCTATCCATATAAAGTTTATCTTTTCCATAATTTAATAAACTATCTAATATTAATATCTGATTACGATCAATTACAAATTTACGTTTAGTATTTTCTCTTTCAAATGTTGCCTTAATATTTATTCTATTATTCTTTTTTAATTTTTGTATTTTTTCTACTTTTTTCATTATTTCTCTTGATGGTTCATAATTATGTTCTATTACGTGGTGTAAAATAGAATTATCAAATAATATATCATCATGTTTATATAGTATTTTAGAACTATTATGAGAACAAGAAGGACATTGGTAATTACCAATTTCTTTTGATTTTGAATTAAAATATAAATTCATCATACCATGAATATCTTCTTTCGGAATATGAGAATATTTATATATTAGAGGTATATCTATGTATTTCTTCATATATATAATGTATATAAAAAATTGAATTTTATATTTATTATATTAAAAGAATAAAATGAATACTATTAATGCATCACCACAAACATCAACACAATCAAACATAATGACATCCGAACCTGTTGTAAAACGAAAAACAAGAAATTTCCAGGCATTAGAAACTTCAAGTTCTGCATTTGTTAAGGAACAACCAAAAGAATCCTCTAATTTTTATGAAAAAAGAGAAACTGACAGACTCAACCATGACTTGCGTAATCCTTATAAAGATGTTGAAAAAGAAGTTGAAAAAGAAGTTGAACCTATAGATTTAACAAATTTAGAATTATTTCCAACATTAGGAAATAATACGGATCAAAACACAAAAAATATATCCATTTGGAATATTACAAATCATAATATCCTTGCTCCATCGACACAAAAAACTATTTTGAAAAAAAATGATGAAAAAAAAGTGGAAAGAGTACAAAAAAAATCAAAAAAATCAAAAAAATATGATTCAGATGAAGAAAGTTTAAGTGACAAATCAGAAGAACCTGATGAGTATGATGAAAATGAAGAAGAAAATCTTGATATTGAACATATAAATAATTTAATGAAAAAGCGAGATTTTTTAGAAATGATATTAGAAATATCAGAAGGTAAATTAACAAAATCAAATATTGACCAAATGCAGTTTTATAATAATATTAAAAATGAATATTATAAATTAGATGAAGAAGTTCAATATCTTAAAAAAATTGATGATGATATTGAAATATATTATGGAAATTCTAATAACTCATTATTAGAAGAACATGTACAAAAAAATAAAATGTCAGAAGAATTAGAAAATCTTGAGAAAAGAACAGAAGAATTTTTGTCTATGTTAGAAGACGTTGATTTATAAATGAATAGATTTCTATATTTCTTTGTATGTTTTATCAATATTATTTATTGATGTAATATTTTTGATATTAATATTATATGTTGATAATATTTTATTCAATTTATCTGTTTTTTTATTTTTAATTTGATTTTTATATAGCTTATGCATATACAAAATATCATTATTATTGAAATTTATTAAATGATTTCTTATGTTCATAAAATTCTTTCTATTTATGTTTTTTATTGATACACTATTCAAATCATAACTAAAATTTAAATTATAAAATTTTGTATTTGTCTTCGCAATCATATCAAATGATGGTTTGACACATGAAAAAAATCCATGTGTATCTTGTAAATACCAATTCTGGTCAGAATAAATATTTGTTTCTATTACATCACCATTTGATAATGAGTTTATTACTTTTGAAATCATTTCTATTTTTTGATCTTTTTTCAAATTTTTATTTTCAATTGAAAGAGGATAATTCTCAAACAACATTAATGGTAATAAAACTTTTTCTTTATCATACATTTTAAGTGATGTTTGAATACTTTTATAATTATCCATTAAATTTTTATTTGATATTAATAATCCACAATCAATATCTTTACGTTGAGTATATGTTCTATATAGTTTAAATTTAATATCATCTATGTTATTTCCATATGTTAAATATAAATCTTGCAAAATTAAAATACATTTACGAATATCTTTTTGCGAATATTCTATTATTTTTGTAACAACATCAGGAACTATTTGAAGATTTTCACCTTTACAAATCTTTCCAATAATAGTTTTAAAAGATGTTTCACCTGGTAATTCAAATTTTATTTCTGGACAATGTTTCTTCTGTATTAATTTATTTATAAATTTTGAATGAGTTAAATTTGATATTAATATAATAGGAAATTTCTTGTTAATCTCATTCAATAAAAATAAGTTTATAATATTTTTCTTTTCATTCGTTAAATTTATACGGTTTGTATCATCAATTATAACTCCAATCTTCTTTTTAGGATTATTAATAATTGTTTCATATATATCATCCTTCTTTTCATCACTTGAAGCATAATATATATAATCATATCCTGCTTCTTTTAACAATAATTTCGATAAAATCGTTTTACCTACACCAATACTTCCTATTAGAATATATGATGGAAATGAATTAGGAAAATCATGTAACCATTTTTTAATTTTATTTACAGCTACTGAATTACCTATAAATTCATTACTATTTTTTGGTTCATATTTTTTAACCCAATTTGATGATTCTAATGACATTAGTTATAATATATGTGTTTATTTATATTAAAAATTGATTTTATAAGTTTATATATTCAATTTTAATAAATTATAAATATCACAAAATGGTTGTAATAACATGTCATTATGATGACGGATCTTCTGAAAAAATAGATGTAACAGATATAAAAACTCTCAAAGATTTAAAAAATAAAATATATACACACAAGTATAAATCAAATATATCTAATTTAGATGATATTGTGCTTATAACATTTGGTGAAATTATAAAAGATGAAGATGAATTAGCTTTTACAGAAAATCGGGTAGTTTTGGTAAAAATTACTATAGATATTGAATTTAATAAATTTATAAAAGATGTTAGATTTATAAAGTTAATTGGAGATGATAAAAAGAGAAAAATATTATACAAAATATTAGAAAATCCTGATCTATTAGAGTCACTCGAAACATATAAATATCAAAAAGAGTTGGAACAAATCAAATCAATGAATTTTAATATTGCCGATGATAAGATTAAAAAATTATTGGATACATACTCTGGTAATATTGAAAATGTAATAAATACAATAATATAGTTTTTAACTTTATTTTATATAAAAATATTTAGTTCAATATTAATTCTTGTAAAAAATTATATTTTAATATAATATATAATATGGATAAAGCAACCCGTAATTTTGATAGCGCACCCTCAGGTAATGTTCAAAAAGAAGTTGAACGCTTAATCAGCGAGGGAAAGACAACCCTCACATTACAAGACTACGAACGTCTCAGACGCAAGTACCCCGATGACAACACATTATACGACAAAGTCATGGAAGCACTTACAGAACGCGCCAGAGATGTACGCAGAACAGCACGCAAGTTCTACAACTTAATCATGAAGAATGTATTAGCAGGTAATGCTAGTGGACAAACATTATACTCCATCTTACACACAGCCAAACGCTATGCCAAGGAAAATGGATTAACTGATTCTGAATTCGAAGAATTCAGAAGATTAGTTGAAATGAAGCTCGAATCAGGTACTGATCAACAAGAAAAAGAAGATAAAGGATTATTCCCCCAAACAAACGTCACATCATTCTCTAAATTATTAGGAACAGTCGCAGTTGAATCAAATGCTGGAATCCAATTAAAGGATGCTGAATATGGAATCTTACAAGAAGTATTAAAAGTATACTCCATGACACGCACTCTCCACGCATCAGTTATCATCCAATCAATGCTCCACAATGATTGCTCAGCAATTGCATTAAATGGACGTTATGATGCAAACAAGCACAACCCTGGTGTTTATGTAAATCCTTTACTCTTCGCTCTCTTCGTACCTAAATTCAACTCTATTGATGAACGCATGTTATTAGCCAACTTAGGAGCAGTTGTTAAGGCCAAATACCAAAAGGAATCAATCGCCACATTACCTGACTACAAGCTCTTCTATGCATTAGTAACTGACAGAAACGACGTCGTTTGCGATAGTGAATCCCCTATCAAGGATTTACGCAACCGTGTCATGCTCCAACAACACTTATGGAACTCAGTTATCGCTCTCCGTGCTGGTAAATACTTCGACACAACAGCAGCCGAATTCGTTAACTCAATCGATGCCTGCAAATTCTCAGTCTACACTCCTGAATTAGTAAACATGGGAGATGAAACAATCATCCTCAGAAGATTATTCGCAGCATTCTCATTCAACCCCATCACAGTTGTATCTGTACCAACATACAACAACATGAATTATTCTCAATTCAACAATGTTGGATTCACACAAGAAGTTTACAATGTACCATACTTCCAACTCAATGTACCTCCTTTCGGAACAGGCGCACCAATCAGCATAAATGATGTTCTCAACCAATCTGTATATGAATTTGTTAATAATATGTTCGTCCAACGCACACGCAGAATCTATAAAGCTGATGAAATCATAGCAATTTCATTATCCCGTAAATTCAAGTCACCTGAAATCCGCACAGCAAGTGCCCCAATGTTCATCACACTCCCCTTAACAGCAAATGGATATGACACAATCAACCAAACTGATGTTGACTGCCCAGACACAATCAATGTTGGAGATGAAAACGAAGTATTCGTGGTTAAATCAGCTGTTTTCGCCGAATTATTCACACCAACAATCCCTAAAGGAGATGAAACATACGTCAGCAAACGTGAAATGATGATCGGAACATCCGCAATGGTAATGTGCGGTGGTGAATGCTATGCATACAGACCAATCACTATTTACACACCTGTCGTAAACTCACAATGGCAAGTTGAAGGAGCACCAGGAGCAGCACAAACAGTAACTAACTCCAACGCTTCACCCGTTTCTAAATTAACAAAAGGAGCAGGAATCAATAGCCCCGACGAAATCCTCCGCAAACGTGGATTAGTTGTCTTCTACAAAAAGGCTTAAATTTATTTCTAAATAATTATTAAATAATTATTTATAAAAAAATATTTTATCTTGGAAATGTACTAGGAAGAGATTCTTTACGGATTTTAACTACATTCATTGGTAATTCTGGTGGACTTAATGGTGTATTAGAATCAATTAAATAATTTTGATATGCTTCGATTTCATTTATTAACCAAGGAGTTACAAAATTTACTGTTCTATCATTCAACTCTTTAACCTGACCTTTAAGATCGTATGGTAAGTGTTTGGCATAATCATGAAACACACCATTCATTAAAGTTATAATGTCATCCTCCTTCTGTCTTGAAATAATATACTTTTTTGTTTTCTTTGCTACATTTCTTATAATTGCGTTCTGTATGATCTCAATATTTTCTCTTGAGAAATATGCTTCTCTTACTAATTCTGAATCATTTGTATCATTACATTCATCTTCACGACATTGTTTAATATCATTATATCTTTCAAAATATTTCTTAGGATGAACATTTGTATATAAGAATGGTGCTTTTTCTAATTTATGAACCATATCTAAATTATTCTTAGTTTCATCATAATCCTTGTATAAATCATAATAATTAAAATTTTTTTTACTTATTAATCTATTTTGTTTTTCAATTTTTGCATTTTGTTTTCCTAAATCAACACTAGGAGATTTAGGAGCTGGTTCTAATACTACAGTTTGTTTACTCATATATTATAATATAATATAATTTTATTTGTAAAATTATATTAATTTATTAAAATTTTATTTCATATGTTTCAATTAATTCTTCACTTGATAACTTATAATTTGGCTTATATGATTGTTTAATACCTTCATTGATAAATACAATATTTGCATATTCAGTATTTATAATATCTACCATTACTGTTCTACCTGTTCTATCTATTTTAATAATTCTTGCTTGATTTATTAATGGTACTGCAGCGACTGGTGCTGGTGCTGGTGCTGCTGCTGCTGCTGCTGCTGCTGCTGCTGCTGCTGCTGC